ACCCCGTCTTTCCAGATCAACGGGAACCTCAAGGTGTTTCGGAAATAATCAAAAAATAGTGACATTATTATGCCTCATCCGCCCAGACAAAGCTGATATTCTGGGACTCCAGGACAGCCAGCCCATTGTCCGGCACCTGGATATCTTCAACTGGTGAAACAAAATTAATTTTCTTGATACCCGCAACCGCCATGATTACATGGGTAATGCGGTCCATGGTCAAATCTTCCCCAATCTCAATGGGGGCGACATTTGCCAGTACTCCAGGATCGGTGAACATAGCATTAATACGACTTGCCACTGTGGCGGTGATAACCTCTGCCGTTCCAGACACCAATACCAACTCGACATCAATAATAACCGATACCGGCGTGGGACTCCGGACCAACGCATCATCATTAACAGGCCTGTTTTCAGCCACAACCTGCTTAACTTCACTGATTAAGGCATCTGTGGGCATGCCTGCTGACCCTTTGATGACCACGTCCACCGTGCCCTGGCCACGGGGATGCATATCCATGATTTTAGCAGACACCACCCCGGCGACACTCCTGGCCCAGCTCTCATACGCATATTTTGTGGACCCATTGATATTTTTCCAGGCCAGGGTATACCGTTCCCTTAAAGCCTCATCCGTTTCATTATCCACGGCCTCCGTGATCAGCCAGTCGGAAGTGTTGGCGACTCCATCAATACCGGACACCGGGGTGACAATCTCAGCGATCATTCCCGCCGTGACGTTTGAGTCCCTGCCGTACTCCTGGGCTTGCACCTCTGCCGCAATTGACGTCTTCCCGTCGGGCAACACCACAGAAGCCGTGGTCAAAAAACGGCGCATCTCCCCGGCTCCGTCGGGTTTGGTCCTGACAACGGTGCCCATGGGGATACTGACATTACCCTCATTCCCCTCCCTGAAAAATGTAGCCATGCCAAAAGCCCGGGTGGCTTTCTGACGCGTCACGCCCACCTGTTTACAATGCAGATCCAGCCATGTGCCAGTGGCCAGCGTGGGAAACAACTGCCCGAATACCACCACCATGAACTGATAAAGCTGGTACAGCCCCCAGGCCCATATCTCGATCAAGCCCCGGACCACTCCCTTGTTAAGGTTCAGAAACTGGGGCAAATGTCCGTCCGCCTGGGCCGTGGCAATCCGGCCGAACAGATCGTTCCGGATATCATCCAGACTCTTTTCAATGGGTACCGTCATACACGCTTCTCCTCCCCGAAAATAACACCAATTGGTGTCACGGCATTACACATTAATATCCTTAACCACCATCTCCATGTCACCGTCTCCCCTTAGCTGAATCACCAGATTTAACGGGTGATTCACGTCTATGAACTGCCATGACACCGCAGCCACTATGCCCGTGTGATCCCATGATTGTATGGTGCAGGACTCGGAGCCAGGCACCACCCGGGGGTCCAGCCGGATCCGGCGCATCACCTCTCCGCAAAAGGCCAGCCGTGCAGATAAAAAGTTCTCATCCTTCACCCACAAGTGCACCCTGGACCCAAACTCAGCGTCGTAAAACAGCCCGCCCAGGGGGGTGAACAACCTCAATTTGATATCCTGGCACCCGGTTGTAACGCCATCGGTGAGATAAAGCTCTCCGTTGGCTGCCACCATGGCCTGCATGTTCTCATCCAGTCGGATATCCTGTCCGTAAATATCTCCCATAGTATTCCCGCCTTAATGACTGTGGTGGTTGGAGTTCCCGCTACCGTCCATAATTGATCCGGACGCCGATATATTGCCGTTTACCACCAGATTCCCATTCAGGACATAGCCGCCATCATGGGTTTTATTGGACTTTTCCGTGGATGTTCCCATGCTCCCGCCCTGGCCGGTTGATGCAATATTTCCAATTAAATTGATCTGTGGCGCCTGGATCGTTGCCGTATCACCGGCCGTTACCAAAGCGCTCCCATTCACTGCCACGGTCCAGTCGCCGCCTATTGTCTCCGTTTTATTCCCGCCGATATTGTTTGTTCGATTGGCTGGCGTTACATGGATAATGTTGTTATCGCTGTCGATTTTAATATGTGTGCCGGGGCCCCTCTGGATGATCAGACCGCCGATCTCCACCTCCGGTGCAGCCATGCCCTGCCATCGGAAATTGGATATCCTTGGATAATCCGGATCTCCGTCATAATAAGACAAATCACACCGGGTACCCACCAACGGCGGGCACACCACTCCCCGTTGAGGGCCTGCCCACAGAATAGGAATTTCTACTTTCGGCACAACAGGCTCTTTCTCATCATCTGACTCATCATTTTTCAATGGCTGGACATCGGCCCAGTAACTGCCATCGGATGCATAAGTTTTCACCACCCTGGCCTTGCGAACAACCCGGTAATACCCCCGCAAATTGGGCATTACCACTTCCACGACCCGCTTCATCAACGCTGCCAGATCACAACTTTCCATATTCAGCCCCGTACCATATATAAGTTCTTACCTTGTCGGGCCGCACCATATGCCTCACGGCCCTTGCTCTGAATGTATCGTCAATTCCCCGGGTGATATCCTGCAGCTGAAATTGCCCACACCGCCGAAATCCCGGTAAAAGAAAGGTCTCCACCCGGTTCATGCGGATACAGGAGACGCCGGAGGATGCCAAGCCCGTTACATGGCTGATCAGTCCGGCGCCGGTGGCAATCACCGGGATGCTTCCCGTTTCATTGTCATTTCCCCAGTGCACGGTTCCCGCTTTATCCACCCACAGATCCCAGGTGGCCATATCCTTGCCGAATCCCCGATAACAGGTCTGTTCACACTGCCGGGCCACCTGCCATACCGGGATACTCGATGCCACAAACCGGGGAAAAGTGATCCCGGTGGCGGCGATGGTGCCCACCGGAAGGCCTGACTGCCCCACGCAATGGGTGACAATGGCCTCGGGGGTTTCGTTTTCCCAGCTTTTCATTATGATGGTGGCGGCCAGGGGCAGCTCAATACCCACGCCTGCAATGCGGACCTGATCCGTTGGCCGGTTGGGTATAACCCGTTCCACGGTACCAGTCCACACATCTGCTTCCTGATCCCGGTACCCCAGATGAATCTCCATTTGGGTGCCCTGGGCGAGACTTTTGAATATCTTCCCGGCGGGGTCGGCCAGGGTGGCCCGTGCCACGGAAAGTGGAGAATGACGCTGATAGTCGATCTCCATTTCAGAGATATCAAAATACTCCAGATCGCCTATGATCAGCCGATCCCGAATGCCGGTGATAATCATGAGACATCCACCATGATGGTTTTGTCCGGAGCTGCCGTGCCGGTTGATTTCGCTGTGGGGGCCGCTTGCGCCGCTGTGTCGGTGGCCAATACTCGTTTTTCTGCAATCTGTGCCGGCGGGCGGTATTCCACAAAATTAAGCGTCACCTGGATGACATCATCCTGGTGGCTTTCCCTGGAGGAAAGCCCTGCAAAAACCACATGGCTGATTCCTCTGGCAATGACGTGGGCATTGTCCACCTCATACACTTTGGGATTGGAGCCGTTATCATACCCCTTGAAGATGGCGTTGATCCGGGCCAGCTTGTCATAGCAGTTGTTCCCGGCAGTATAGGGCGCCGTCTGTTCATCCGAAATCAATTCAAGAGCCAGGGTGATGTCAGACGCTTCCCACCCCCGTGGGGTCTTGACCGATCCAGACAGATCTCCAGTCTTTGCCGTATCAAACCGCACCGAACCGACAATGGATTGATTCTTGAAAATGCCCGGCAGTTTTACGCCGTCGAGCATCACCACCCCATGATCAAATTCCAGCATGCCATCAGACATCGTATCCCTCCACCAGCCGGTTCAGCTGTTCTATGAATGAGTCGGCATTTTGAACCCCGGAAAGGTTGATGGTGAGGTTCTGGATAATGGTTTGTTTTTCTCCTGACTGTGCAGCCGTTTTCCCTGAAGCATCTGACGGCCTTTCCCCGGCGGCATTCGATGGGGCGCCCATGTCAGGCCCCGGCAGTTCCCCGGATTTCGGAATATCCGGCATGGCAGGGGGAGAAATGTCTGCCACGGTCGGCGGTTGAATCTCTTCCATGGACGGGGCAGTAATTTTTGGCATGGCAGGCGCCTGGACATCCGCCACGGTCGGCGGTTG